CGCTTCGGTGGCGGTGAAGGTAAGATCCCTGGTCTCGACGGTCGACCTATCTACGTAGCTTCTGATCACCAAGCATTAAACTACCTACTGCAATCAGCTGAAGGTATCACATGCAAGGCTGCTGTATCCTACCAGATGCAGAAGATCAAAGAAGAAGGCTTGCGAGCTGAAGCACGTCTATTCTACCACGATGAGACTGCTTGGGCTTGTCATCCTGATGACGCTGACCGTGTTGGTCAGATCTTGAAAGAGTCATTCGCTGAAGCGCCTAAGTGGTTCGGTGTAGAGTGTATGGACGGTGGCGATCCTTCAATGGGTTCATCATACGCAGACGTACACTAATGGATTGGGATCTTGAAAGAGCAAAGAAGAAGCCTGCGTGGAAACGCCGCAGTAAGCTCAAGCAAGACTCAACACCTTGTGAGACGTGTGGTGAAACGTATTATAAGTTCGAACTGAAGAACGTAGTTCAACCCATATGTATACGCTGCTACAGGCAAATCCAACAAGACGAAACAGACTTCACCCTCTACGAAGGACGTATCGTGACTAACCAAAACATCAAGGGCTTCGGCGGTACCGGCGAACCTAAACGAGATACTAAAGACTACTCAAACAAATATGATTAAGAAAGGAAACGTAATGTTTCAAGATATCCTACTGATCGATGCTGATTCAATCTATTTCCGCATTGCAATGGTCACAACCAAGAAGAACGAGATCCGTAAAGGGATCAAACGTACTATGGATGAGATCAAGAAGAACTGTGGTGTCAATGACTACATGTGTGCTGTCAAAGGCGAAGGCAACTTCCGTATGCGTGTTGATCCAAACTACAAAGGTCACCGCAAAGCACTCGAACCTGAAGTCAAAGCTGCTGTGTTGTACGGTCTCCAACATATGATTGACGAATACAACGCTGTACCTGCTCATGATATGGAAGCAGACGATCTTGTCAGCATCTGGGCTTATGAGATGATGGATGCCGGCAGAGAGCCAACCATTGTAGCTATCGACAAAGATCTACTACAGATCCCTGGTTGGCACTACAACTTCGTTAAGAAAGATCCACCACGCTATGTGGATGTTGACGAAGCTAACCGACTCCTAATGATGCAATGCCTAACAGGCGATACTGCTGATAACATCAAAGGTCTCAAAGGCATCGGTCCAAAGAAAGCAGAGAAGATCCTAGAAGGAGTTCCTATGGAACGCCGTTGGGATAAAGTCAAAGCTGCGTACCGTGAGCACAAAGCCAGCAATCTAGAGAGTGACTATACACTTCTAAAGATGCTACAGTCTTGGCCTGAATACGACAACGACATCCTAGGAAAGTACCCAATCATTGAGGAGAGTAAACCAGATGAAGACTCTACAAGTAAGTTTGAACGTGAAGCCGCTGAGCGCAAACATTATGTACCTGAGGAACCGTCACAAGACGGCAGCGTACAAGAAGTATCAGATGGAGATCCTGGACGAACTGAAGGGAACTGAGTGGCCATTTGGTAACTCACCTGTGAACTTCGATATTGATGCTGGCTTCTCAACACGAGCAGCCGACATCGATAACGTTCTCAAACCTCTGCTTGATACGTTCCAATCTATCTACGATGACTTCAACGACAATAAGGTTTATGGCCTTACTGCTACGAAGTACATCGTACCTAAAGGCAAAGAGTTCCTTGTAGTACGTATCGAAGAAACTACAGAGACTGATATAAAGAACTCGAAACACACAACAGAATCCTGATACAGGAGAAAGAGAGTCCAAATGAAGATTATGAGTAAAATACCCGATGGAATCTTCTGTAAGTGCGGCGGTCGATCAGTGGTATTCGACACATGGTTTGGCTACTTCCCCTGTAGTGAGCACGAGCACTTAAGCCCTGTTGAGTACTCACGATTACCTACTGAAGGCGTTGAAGAAGAGATCAAAGGAGAGTCCAAATGAAAGAAGCTTGCGATGAATGCGGAAGCTCTGACGCCAAACATGTCTATGAAGATGGTCATAGTCATTGCTTCTCATGTAACAAAACAACATTTCCCAAAGAAGAAAGTGAAACAGTGAAAACTACTACGCCAACAACTAACACTTCGAACACCAGCATCGCTGAGCTCAACTCACTTAACAGCTATCCCATGACAAGTCGTGGCATCAGTCAAGAAGTAGTGGAGTTCTTTGATGTCAAGATGGGCTTCGATGAGAACCGTAAACCTAAAAGCCACTACTATCCATACACAAAGAAGAACCAAACATGTGCTTACAAAGAGCGACAGCTACCTAAGTCGTTCTACGTACATGGTGACTTCAAAGAAGTTGAACTGTTCGGACAATCTAAGTTCTCAGGTGGTCGTACTCTAGTAATCTGCGAAGGTGAGATTGACGTTCTGTCAGTCGCTCAAGCATTCAAAGACTACAAAGGTGTGATCTATCCTGTAGTTGGTCTGCCAAGTGCTAGCGATACAAACTCTGTATTGCGGCAACGTGACTGGGTTAACGGATTTGACAAAGTAATCCTAATGCTTGACCACGACGACGCTGGTGACAAAGCAACTGACGTACTATCAAAGATGATCAAAGCTGGTAAAGCATTCGTAGCCAAGCTTCCTGAGAAGGATGCAAACGAAACCTTAGTCAAGCATGGTAAGGATGCTATACTACGAGCCATCTGGGATGCCAAGGAGTGGTCACCTGCTGGTATCGTGACAGGGGACAAGGTATGGGAACACTTCATTGCCCGTCAGTCTGTTCAATCTGTACCTTACCCAGAGTGTATGCAAGGCATCAACGAGAAACTGGAAGGAATGCGACATGGTGAGATCACTCTATTTACTAGTGGTACTGGCTCAGGTAAGTCTACTGTCATCAAAGAGATTATCCTCGATCTTCTCGACAAAACAGAGGACCGCGTTGGTCTTATCAGTCTTGAGGAAAGCATCGGCGACACTGCTGAGAAGTTCGTATCTATGTCTCTCAATCGTCCAATCGTCGGTGAGCCTGAGCTTACGGAAGAAGAGCTTAAAGCTGGCTTCGACAATGTGTTCGGAGACGAACGGCTTGTCCTGCTCGATCACCAAGGCTCTGTCGGCGACAGTTCACTCATCGACAAGATCGAATACATGTGTCTCATGGGATGTAAGTATCTTGTCCTCGACCACATCACGATCGCCGTCTCTGAAGGAAGTGAAGGTCTATCGGGTAACGAAGCCATCGATAAAATCATGTCCGATCTGCTTAAGATCGTAAAGCGACATGACGTATGGCTCGGCTTGATCTCTCACCTACGTAAAGCCCCAATGGGTAAATCGTTTGAAGAGGGTAACATGCCATCGATCGATGAGATCAAAGGTTCAGGTTCAATCAAGCAGATCTCATTTGACATCATTGCTTTCAGTCGTAACATGACAGCTGAAGATGAGCTGGAACGTAACACAACTAAGTACTCAGTTCTCAAAGCACGATACACAGGCCGCACAGGCCCAGCAGGAGCGTCTAAATATGACCCTAAGACAACACGACTACTCAATGCGCAAAATCTCGGATTCGAAGGTATTGACCTATGATAAGTACTACTTAGCTGTTGCTCACCTGACCAGTCAAATGTCTCATGACTACAAGATCCAAGTAGGGTCAATCATTGTACGAAATGGTCAGATCCTGAGTCAAGGCTGGAATGGTATGCCGAGTGGTATGTCTAACAAGACACGCGACGACAAAGGCATAACAAAGCCAGAGACAATTCATAGTGAAGAGAACGCTCTAATGAAACTCGCAAAGAACGGTGGTGGTTCTGATGGAGCCACCATCTACTGCACTCATAGTCCATGCTACGGATGTGCTAAGCTGATCCTACAAGCGGGAATCAAAAGAGTAGTATACTCACAACTATATTGTTATAAATCCCTTAAATTTATGAAAGAGAGAGGACTTGAACTTGTATGCATTAGACCAAGTGATCGAGTATCTCAGCAAGAAGATCTCACGCGTAAACCTGAACAACCAGAAGGCTAACCGCGGAGGAGTTCTTGTTAAGACTCACCATGGTTGGGAAGATAAGATGGAACCGTTAGTAGCTATAACGTTTCAGATCATCCAATCCCAATTCACAAGAACAGCGAACGACTATCTACCCGGCGAGTCTGGTCTTACATCAACCTCAATGGTCATCGGTAAAGCCGTAGCAAGGCTGATCAGTCGAGAGCCTATCAAACTAGAACACCAACTGACTATCGGAGACCTCTTCATTGAGGGCTTCGTGTATCATGGCTTTGCCGAGTTAATCCCTCCAACTCGCCGTGATGAGTCATACATTCTCAAAGCAACTCCTAAGTGGGAAGAGCTAGCAGACATTCCTCTAGACGTCGTAAAGGAAACGATCCTTGGAAGCTACAAAGAACCTCAGCCAATCAATAAGAACATGCACAAAATGCACGACTACTTATATGATCCTGAAGCTCCATACGTAGTAGCAGTTAAGAACCTGCAGAACGTCAGCTGGTCAATCAACACGTCAGTACTAGACAAAGTGATTGCTCCACCTTCAGAGTTGGAAGAGAACGATGCTAAGGAGCAGAGACGTAGAAGCAAAGTGATTGAACACCGATTCATCACAGCCAAAGCAGAAGTCCTGAAAGAATGGGATTGCTTCTATCAGTCATTTGAGATCGACTATCGCGGTCGCATCTATAACACTGAACCTTTCTTGAACTACCAAAGCAGTGACATGGCTAAAGGTCTGTTGCTATTCTCAGATCCTAAACCAATCAACGAGAGCGGTAAGTTCTGGTTGGCTGTTCACACAGCAGCTTGCTACAACCAATCGTACAACATCAATGACATCCCAGAGTGGTGTGAAGAAGACTACAAGTCACACCTAGAAGAAGAAGGTCTAGAAGACATCTCTGTAGACAAGATGACATTGAACGATCGTGTTGGCTGGACAATGGCTAACTGGGACAAGATCTTCAGCTGTGAGTTAGACCTCAAAGCTGAGAAGCCTTACATGTTCCTTGCTAGTTGTTACGAGTGGGACTTCGTTGAACGTACCGGTTTGACACAACTACCAGTTGCTATTGATGGTTCTAACAACGGATGGCAGCACTTAGGTGCTATCAGTAAAGATGCTCACACAGGAGAACTCGTAGGACTTGTACCAAGCAAGATCCAAAAGGACTTCTATGTACAGACCGCTAAGTGTCTGATTAATCTAGCTAGTAAAGATGAACGTCTGACTGGTCTCCTACAAAGTATGCCTATGAAGCATATCAGGAAAGGGATTAGCAAGCGAGGAAGCATGACGCGTGCTTACTCAGCAGGTGCTAGTAAGATCGCTGAGAACATGTACTTCGATGTTCGTGCTGAAGAGTTCACAGACAAGTATGGGATAACCCGTAAAGACTGTGACAAACTAGCTAAGCTTCTAGTTAAAGCGATTGATCAAGTCTGTCCTGGTCCTCTACAAACCATGGCATACCTTCAAGAGCTTGCTCAGTTTCAGATAGGCAAACACGAGCTGATTGGTGGAACACGTAGTGAGTTCAAGCTATTGAAAGACAGACGTCGTGAGCTACTG